AAGCATCACCAAATCAAGGATGAAGAGATGGGTGCAGCCTTCGCAGCATGGCTATCTCAGTTAGGATGGGACGGAGACTTTGAAAAGGTGGAAGAATGATTTACCGCATAATCATCATTTTCATTATTTGTGCCGTTGATGGGTTCTTGTTTGGTAGGTGGTTGGGCAAGTAATGCCAAACGCCTACTCAATCACAGAAACGGTGACCAAAAAATGAACCAAGCCGAACGCCAAGCCCTACGAGAGAAGCACCAGCCTCAACCGCACACGGAATGGTTTCCGGTGTGCGCCACCTGCATCACCCAATCACCCTGCGACGTAATCAAGGTACTGGACGAGCTAGAGATGTGGATTAAAGAATGATTAGCGTATTCACCCCCAGCCACGATGCACGTTACCTGGACGACTGCTACAAGTCTCTCGTAGCCCAGACCTACACCGACTGGGAATGGGTTGTCGTTCTCAACAACGGGGCAACATGGGAGCGTCCTAAGGACGACCGAGTAAAGATTCGCTACACCCCTGCTGAACGTGGCGTAGGGTTCTACAAGGCGTTCGCCGCATACAGCACGAATGGCGACATCCTGGTGGAGCTGGACCACGACGACATGCTCATGCCCGAAGCCCTGGAGTCCATCAAGGAAGCGTTCGACATCAGCGAAGATATCGTCTTTGTCTACTCGGACTTCAACCAGATTAACGCAGACGGTTCACCCAACTTCGACGAGTTTGACCTTAACTATGGATGGTCCTACCGTGACGAGGACGGTAGCCACGTCTGCACATCGTTCCCGCCCTACCCTCACAACGTCGCTCACATCTGGTATGCGCCTAACCACGTCCGTGCGTTCCGCTTCAGTGCCTACGAGCAGGTGGGTGGCTATGACCGTGACCTCGTAATCCTTGACGATCAAGACCTCATGGCTCGCCTATTCAAGGTGGGTGAGTTCTACCACATCAAGGACAACCTCTACTCTCAGCGAATCCACAAGGGCCAGACCCAGGCTCAGTCTCAGTTAAATGCTGACATCCAGCGTGGCACGTTGGAGATGTACGAGCGAGACATCCAAGACCTAGCGTTGGCGTGGGCCAAGCGACGTGGGCTGAAGTGCCTAGACCTAGGAGCCGCTCACCGCAAGCCAGAAGGCTACGAAGGCGTGGATATGTACGAAGGCCCAGGCGTGGACTACGTGGGCGATTTCCTCGACCTAGACCTGCCTGAAGGCTCTGTAGGCGTCATCCGTTCGGTGGACTTCCTGGAGCACGTGCCCGACAAGGTGGCCGTGATGAACAAAATATGGAAGTTGCTGGCCCACGGTGGCATGCTGCTCTCACTGACTCCCTCGACCGATGGCCGTGGTGCTTTCCAAGACCCTACGCACGTGGCCTACTGGAACGAGAACAGTTTTTGGTACTACTGCGAGGAGCGTTACCGTAAGTTCGTTCCCCAGATTGAGTGTGATTTCTTCCCCTCAACTGTGAAAACTATCTGGATGAGCGACTGGCATCGGGAGCACAATATCCCTTATGTTCAGGCGAATCTCGTAGCAAATAAGAAAAACCTCAGGGATTTTGGCGGATTGCCCTGGATTTGATACACCCCTGATGTACTGTTAGCATTAGTTGTTCCAACGAAAGGAAAGGTCGGATATGGAACCAGTAAAGAATCCCGTTGTGACGCACCTTCTTGCAAAGAAGATGTGGGAGAAGTCACAGACACCAAAGCCAACGGCGCTCAACACTCCGCTGCGGTACAGCTCATCCTTTGGGTGTGCTCGTCAGCAGGGTTACAATGCGTTCGACGCTAAGCCCACCGAGCCAATGGACGAGGCTGGAGCCTGGGTCACTGGACTCGGTACGATTGTGCACGAGGCACTTCAGGACGCAATCCTTGAGGTGTTCCCTGACGCTCAGTTTGAAGTAGCCAGTGGCACGGAGTACATCAGTGGATCGTGTGACGCACTCATCCCTGTATCTAACCTCGGCGTCGACGTTAGCGGCACTCACGTTCTTTGGGAACTTAAGACGATGGGTACGTACAGCTTCGACAAGCAGGTCGGCTGGAACCGTATGCGTGGTGAGTTCAAGTACCCAGAAGGCCCAGCGAAGAAGGCTATCGTGCAGGCCGGTATGAACGCCCTAGGTATCATGGGAGCCAACCCTGAGATTGAGATTGAGTACATCATCATGGGTTCAACCACCTTTGAGGCGCTGTCTATCAACAAGGCTGAGAAGATGGGCGTAGAGAACTACAACCGCTTCCTCGCTGAGTTCTGGATTCCTCGTTCCGAGTGGGAGCCACAGGCACTCGCAGAGATTCGCCGCGCTGAAGGCATCCACTATGCCATCACTGCTGGCTATCTGCCCGACCGCATCGCACTTGACGATGACGGTGACGTTCTGTACCTAACACCTGGCGGGAAAAACTGGCAATGTGACTACTGCTCGTTCAAGTCACTTTGCCAGCAAGATGGAGAGGGTCAGGTATGGATAAACCAAAGCAACCTAACAAGAAGGAATGAGGACTGATGCCCGAACCAACAGGAATCAAGCGTTACAGGGTCGTGTTAGAGTTCGACGTTGACCACGACGAATCTCTGAACGGCTACACAAGTACATGGCCAAGCGATTGGACATGGACAACCGTATTACGTCAGGGCGTACACAGTGTCGGGTACGTCAACCTAGTTTCAGCCAAAGAAATAGAAAGTGAAGAAGAATGAAAAGCGAATCACTCAACGAGCTGGCAACGGCTCTCGTAGCGGCCCAGGCCGAGTTCGGTGCAGTTCCAAAGGGATCGGTTAACCCGTTCTTTAAGAGCAAGTACGCCGCACTCCCTGATGTTGTCAGCCACGCCACCCCGATTCTGTCAAAGCACGGTCTGGCCATCAGCCAGTTCATCGACGGAGAGTACACCGAGGGTGACGCTCTGACCACGTACCTGCTCCACAGTTCAGGCCAGTTCATCTCCCACACCATGCGCTTGCACCTGGTGAAGGATGACCCACAGGCCCAGGGTTCAGCGGTTACCTACGCTCGACGTTACGCATACATGGCGGCACTCGGACTGGTGGCCGATGAGGACGACGATGGAAACAAGGCTACCCAGGCCAAGTCTGGCGCAGTCTACGAGCAGAGTAAGCCACGAGCCACGGCCCCAGCTAAGCCACTCAGCACACCGAGCGACGCACCGAAGGACGTACAGGACATCATCAAGGCGGCTCAGTTGGCCCCCACCGATGAGTTCCTTAACTCCCTTGCCCAGCAGTACCTTACTAAGGGCAACCTGAGTGAGAAGCAGGTGATCGCTGGCAAGAAGAAGGCTTACGCAGTACTGAAGAACAACCCCAGCACCGTTGATGCCCTCACCGCAGGCTTCGGCAACGTCGAAGAACTACCTGAGGAGCCTTTCTAATGATCCCGACTCTCGACCAGATTGAAGAACGGATTAACCAGATAGAGGAGTATCTCCATGAAAGTATTGGCTATGCCAAGGGCATTAGTGATGCTCTGCGTTTTGTCAGTCGGAATGTTCATCTTCCCGTCAGCAACGGAGACGGAAGCGGCAGTGAAGTGGACACCATCTCAGCCAGTTAACCCCGACCCGATAGTACACATGCCATCAGAAGTGCAGGAGACGTTTTCCTGCATCGCCTACGCTGAGTCTCGTGACAAGCTCGTGGACACCAATCAACAGACTGGCGCTCAGGGCTTGTACCAGATTCAAGTATGGCTCTGGCAGTACGCTCGACAGTTTATCCCCCGTATCCCCCCAACACCGAACCAGGCGACCAGGTTGCAACAGGACATCGTTGCAGCCTGGTTCTGGTATCGCAATGGTGGGTTCTTACCAGAATGGAGCAGTGACAGCCAATGTCTAAGCTAACCGCAGTATCTTTATTCGCTGGCGTGGGTGGCTTCGACCTTGCTATGGAGCGCAACGGAATCGACGTTGTGGCCACCGTCGAGATTGACAAGGCAGCTCGTAGCGTATTAGAGAATAGATTTCCAAAGGCACAACACTTCACCGACATAAAGGAGATTACAGGTGAGCAACTTAGAAATGCAGGGTTCGTTCCAGATCGAGGAATCCTCACAGGCGGGTTCCCGTGCCAAGACCTCTCGGTCGCAGGCAAACGTGCCGGTCTTGCCGGAGAACGCTCCGGACTATATTGGGAGATTGTACGACTCGTGGACGAACTTAGACCACAGTACTTCGTCCTTGAAAACGTCCCTGGCCTTTTGTCTAGCAACTCCGGACGAGACTTTGGAATTGTCATCGGGGAAATGGCTAAAAGGGGGTACGGTGTCTCATGGCGTGTGCTTGACGCTCAATACTTCGGAGTCGCCCAACGTCGCCGTCGAGTGTTCATTGTCGGCTGTCTTGGAGACGGAGAACGTTCCAGCGAAATACTCGCTCTCAGCGAAGGCATGCGAGGGGATTCTAAGACGCTCGACAAGAAGCAGAGGGAAACTCCCGCAAGAGTTGGAAGCAGCGTTGCGTAATGTGGTGGGTGAAGTCGCGACGAGCACAGAATGACCAAGACTATGAAACATGGGTCGGGGGGGGATTGTTCCAACCCTTAATGCTTTTGAGAACCAGAATGAATCGAGGGCAACAGTGATTGTTTTTTATGGGAATAGAGTTAATGACATTAGATTTCAGGGAGATGTAATCAATACGCTTCAGGCAAGGATGGGAACGGGGGGGGGCAACATGCCACTAACTAATGAGCCATTCCTTCGCCGTTTGACCCCAACCGAGTGTGAGCGGCTCCAAGGCTTCCCTGACAACTGGACTGAAGGCCAAGCTGACGGTCACCGTTACAAGCAGATGGGCAACGCCGTCGCTGTTCCAGTGGTTGAATGGATTATGTCTCGCCTGGTAAAGCTCGATGGAAATTGACCTATCATGGTACTTCAAATTACAAGGATGGGAAATGCAGAAACTAGAAGTAGATTTTAAGAGTGTTGTTAATCGCCTAGTCAAGCGAGGGATTATCAGCAAAGAAGCGGTACAGGCCGTAATCGACGAGATACGAGCTGAGAACGAGAAGGTCGGGAGCACACCAGAGTGGCAGGCCGCACAGCGCATCATGGCTTACCTCAACGAGTGCATTGTCCACAACGGCAAGAAACATGCCAGGGTGACCAAGGATTCTCTTTCGGTAATCGAGAAGTTGCTACGCATTGACAAGCACACCGAGCAAGAGGTGATGGACTTGATTACCTGGTGTCAGTCGAACGATTTCTGGTACGCCGTGATTCTCTCGCCAGAGAAGTTGCGTAAGCACTACGGAACTATGGTGGCCCAGCGTGACCGTCAGCCCAAGGCCGTGAACCGAGCACCGGAGATTAAGGCTAAGTCCATCCAGTTTGAGCAAGAACTGGAGCGACGCCGTGAGGTGTCCGTGGGTATGCCTAAGGGCTTCAAGGACATTCTAAAGAAGGCACAATGAGCGTACACTTCATGTCTCAATCAGTTGACTGGGCGACCCCAGCGTGGCTGTACGAAGAACTAAACAAAGAGTTTCACTTCGACTTTGACCCATGCCCTCTCTATGGCGCAGATGGACAGGTAGATGGCTTAAGCATCGAATGGGGGGGGCGAACTTTTGCAACCCACCGTACGGTCGAGTTATCGGGAAGTGGACAAGCAAGGCTCGTCAAGAAGCCGAGCAAGGCAAGACGGTCGTGTTGCTAGTTCCAAGCCGCACCGATACGAAATGGTGGCATGAGGACTGCATGAAGGCAGATGAGATACGATTCATCAAGGGCCGACTGAAGTTCGGTGACGCAACAAACTCAGCCCCATTCCCTAGCGCATTAGTGATTTGGAGAGCCAATGGTTAATAAGAACAAGATTAAAGGCTCGGCGTTCGAACGCGACGTTGCCGACTACCTCGTATCCAACGGCTTCCCTGAAGCGGATCGACGTTACGGAGCTGGCGCACAGTTCGACAAGGGTGACATCATTGGTGTTCCTAAGTTCGCCCTGGAGTGCAAGAACCAGGCCAAGATTATGTTGTCTGAGTTCCTGGCCGAAGCACTGATTGAAGCGAAGCACGCCAACAAGAAGTATGGAGCGGCTGTAATCAAGCGACGTGGCAAGAACGTGGCCGATAGTTATGTGGTAATGTCTCTTTCACAGTTCGTTGAGTTACTTCAGGAGAAGCTATGAAAATCGACAAGGACTATCGTGAGTACCAGAAGGCCAAGCACAACAACGAGCCGCACTCTCGGTACTGCTCGTACTGCGACATGGTGTGGCCTTGCGACACTCGCGAAATGATTGAAGGCTGGGAAAATGCCGAAGCAGAATGAATGGGTTGCACCCTACGGTGACTTTGAACGTGGCGATACTGTCCGTGTTCAGGGCTTGCGTGGTGATTTCCAATGGATTAGCGCACATCTCCTCGATGGCGTTGTAGAGTCGTACACAGTGTTTCAGCGAGATGCTGGTATGAGATCGTTCGTTCCCGAACGAGTAACACACAAGAAAAGAAAGAAGGTGGCCAATGGCCCTAGATAATTCAGTGACTTTGGTGGGTAACCTAGTCCACGACCCTGAGGTTTCGTTCATCGATTCAGGCAAGGCTCGTGTCAGTATGTCCATTGCCGTGAACCGTGAAGTAAACGGAGAAAAGTACACTTCGTACTTCGACTGCACAGTATGGGGCAAGCTTGCGGAGAACGCTGGCACGTCGCTCAAGAAGGGTGACCGTGTGGTAGTTTTCGGCTCGCTCAAGCAGCAGACCTACGAAACCAAGGATGGCTCAAAGCGTTCTCAGGTTGAAGTTGTGGCGAGCGACATTGCACCATCACTTCTTTGGGCCACTGCTGTAGTCACTAAGTCCGGTAAAGAATAATGACTGAGGGTTCACTTAGCCTTAGAGACTTGGCCGTAGCCATTGATGCCTGCGTCACGGTAGCCGAAGCACTCGATGATGGTGACCCTCAGAAGATGGTGTACCTGAGCGTAGGGAAGCGTATTGCTGACCTCGTTCAGGGAACCATCGACGTCAATACACCGATCAAGGAACAGACTAAGAAGTCGAAGCTGGAGATTGTGAAATGATGAATCTGAGTTGGCAGGAAAGGGCCGCATGTAAGGAAGCAGACACTGAGCTGTTCTTCCCTTCAGATCGAGGTTCACGGAGTTATTACGACTATGAGCAGATTAACAATTACTGTAATCATTGCCCCGTGCAACAAGATTGCTTGGAGTACGCATTAAAGAACAACATTATGCACGGTATCTGGGGTGGAAAATCAAGGAAACAACGGCGAGCCATTACCAGAGAAGTGAGGATTAATTCATTGCGGTCAGCATAATTGCATAGTACCATCGTACTATGGCAACAGATTGGTTTTTAGCACGGTGCATTGGGCAGACGGAGCTGTTCTTCGACGAACGCCCGACCTTTGTATCCGTTGCTAAGGCCATCTGTAGTCTCTGCCCTATCAAGCCTGACTGCCTCGAATGGGCACTCGAACATGCCGAACCCTACGGAGTATGGGGTGGCCAGAGTTACGAAGAATTACGCATTACAGCGGTGTTGTTGGGATACAAGCCGCCTTCACGAACCGAGGAGATTAAACATGGCACAGAAAAAGGTTTCTACTGGCATCGACGCACCGGCACGCCCATCGACTACGACCAGAACGGCCAAGACATCTGCCAGTGCCAAACAGCAGCACGCCAAGCGGCTCGTGAACGAATGGCTAAATATCGCAAAAGGCTTCGATCCCGACGCCTACTTGAACGTGATATGTGACCTCTTTGATGTTCTCCCCTCGGAGATTGCCAGCGATAGTCGCTATCCCAGCCACACTAAGCCACGCCATCTCTGGTGGGCCTGTATCCGTCAGTATGGCAACTGGAGCTACCCAGTGATTGCTGACTACGTTGGCCGTGAGCACTAAAG